CGATTCTGTCCCGCGTCGTCTGCGTGCTTTCACTAGGTTGTCCCCATTGTTTCGGCGCGTAGATACGGTCGGTCATCGCCGCGTTGTACGCGAAGAGTTCCCGCTGGATTCTAGCCTCAAGGCGCTTCAGCGCATAACTTGGAGCGACCGTCTCGAGCGCACGCTCGAACCAAGGGCGATTCTGGATAACCTTCTGAAAGTTGAAAGGAGGTACGTCCATATCAGTTCCCGTTGAAAGATACAAAAGTCACGGTGTCAGTCTCACCGTTCGCGTCGTCAATCGCTGCTTGGATTTGCCCAAGCATTTCATTCAAGCGACCTAGGTCAGCCCTTGTGACTGACTTCCCGTTTAGAGAATATGACGTATTCAGCAGACAGGCCCGGATCGCCGCAATCGTCTCCGTCTTGAGCGTCGCGAGCGTTGCGCTGTCGATCCCGAGAAATGGGTTGTCCATCGCCATGCCCTAGCGCACGGCGTAAAAATCTTACACCGTGTCCGATTTGGGCGTGTAGCGCAGGATGCCTGCTATGGTCGCAATGCAAAGCAGCATCGCACTTGTATCAAGTCCGTGGTTCGCCGCGTTGCTCTTTGTCTCGCGCCATTCCCAGACGCCCGGCCGGATCTCGACCTTGTGCTCTCCCTTGAGGTGCTCGAGGTACAACGGATTGACGTCCTCCGGTAATTCCCACTTTAGGTCGCCTTTGCCTTCGAGCGCGAGGCTCAAAATGTCCTTAAACCAGTCGCCGCTCCAGTTGTAAAAATAGACGTCGCCGCCGCGGTAGTCGCTGACCTGCGGATCGCTGAACGGATAGTTGACCATCTGCCCGGTCGCCTCGTCGCGCATCGTCCACGTCTTGCGAGCAAAGCCGCGCATCCCGCGCCAACCGAAATCCATGCAGTCCTTGTCGACATCGCTCGGCCGGTAGCCGCGGTCCTGTGCAACGCACGCATCTGGGACGCGGTAGCGGATCTGAAGCTCGCGCAGCTGGTCGCGGGTGTCGATCCGGCCGAACCAGAGTTGCCGGCATCGCGGACCCTGCGCCGTCGAGAACGCGCCGACCTCGGCCCAGAAGTGATCTTGCTGGCGGTCAATCGCTAGGAACCGGATGACCTCGTCCGGGATCGCGGAGCCGTCCGCGTAGGTCGCGACCATGAATCCCGACTTCGGAGCGAAGACATTGACGACCTTTTTCTCGACGATCCACGGCCTCGCCTCGCGCTTCGTTCTGAACTCGATTGTCGGGTTCTCGTCACCGGCTCGAATCAGCGTGTTGCACGCGTTGACCCACTCTTCCGCGAGGAGTCGCATCGGCCGCGAGACAATCGCCTCGACGCGGAAGGACCGGACGTCTGCCGGCGCGGAGACATTCGTTGCGACGTATCGCCCGGTACGTTTCCAAGCGTTCCGCGTTGCGTCCGAATCTTCGGACTCGTGCGTGCAAAGCGGACAGCGGAAGCGGACCGTTTCGACTACGCGAGCGACGTCCCACGTCTCGTCGTCCCTGCGCGCCTTCGCGTCCCAGACGACGCCGCCGGCGATCTGTCCTTTGTCTCCGCGGATCGCGAACGCGACCGGGTGAACGCCCTTGCACGCCGGACATTCGACCGACCACTCGGCCGCGTGACCGGAGCGAAAGCTCGTGTCCTCGACGTTGCCAGTCTCCGCGTCCATGATCGGCGCTTGGCTCACGTTGTAGACCTTCGAGCGCCCGACCTCCTCGAACTTACTCACGCGAGCGACCGCGTGACCGTAGACCTCCTGCCAGCGCGGGAGCCAGATCTCATCGTTAATTTTGTAGCGGATCGACTGCGACTGCTGCGTCGAGAGATTCGCCGCGTTGCACGTCAGGAAGTACCCGCCGAAATAAATCTCGGTGGTTGTCCGATGCGGACCCGGCCGAGGTAGCATCGCGGCGACCGGCTTGCACCGCTCGAGCAGCGGGTTGAGCCGCGACTTCGCGTGCCGCTCGACCATGTCTTCGGTCTGCATGGTCCACGAGATCGGCCCCGGATCGTTGACGAGAATCCACGGCACCCAGACATCCGCGACGAGCGTGCCGCCGACCTGCACGGCCTTTCGGAAGTGAACGCGCCGGACGAGCGGATCGCGCAACGCGTCGAAGATCGGGAGGAGCCAAGGCGTCAGCCGAGCGTGAAACGGTCCCGGCGTCGCGTAGCTCTCCGGCAGAACGACGTGCTTGCGCGCCCACTCGTAAATCGGCGAGCGGTCCGGCCGCGGTAGCCGCCACTTCTCGAGGATCTTCGCGACCTCGCTCATGCCGGCTTCGGCTCCGGCGCCGTCTTCTTCGGCCGTCCTCCGCGCTTGCCGTTCATCCGCGCAGCCGCGGCCTTGCGGTCAGACTTGACCCGACCGCCGAGGCGACCGAGCGCGACGGCGGCGGGGTTTTTGGGTTGTTCGGTCATAAAGTTAGGCGGCAAACTTGGCCTTCAGTTTGCCCGGTTAAATCCCTCGCGCCGTGTCGCGCTCGTTTTGCGCGATGGACTCGGCCCACTGAGCGAGCTGCTCCCACCGGCTTGCGATGAAGTAGCCGTCGACGGGGTATTCGTGCTCCTCGAACACATAGCCAGCGCGGTCCATGCTGCTTACAAAACCCTGCACGTCCGCCGTTGACCACGGATTTGATTTCCGCGTTTTGCGGCTCCACGCGAGCTGCGCCATTGTTTCGGCGTGCTGGAGGACTGCGGTGGTGGTCATTGTCGTTGTTTTGTTGAGGTTCTCGTTGCTGACGTAGGAGAGAGAAAGCGAAGCGGTTCGGTTCGTCAACATCTATTCGGAAAAAAGTTTTGATGCTTACTGGCGCTTACTTCGCGCCGATCGTGCGGACCGCGGCGAGACCGGCCGACGTGCTCGGCATCCAGTTGATCGCCGTGATCGCGCCCTGCTCGACCTTGCGGTCAGCGCGGAGGACCGCGGCGTAAGCCGAGCCGGCCGCGGCGTAGTAGCGGCCGGTGTGCTGATTGAGCCAGCCGAGCGCCGTCTCGCGGATCGTGATCGTGGTCTTGTGCATTGTCGTTGTGGTCGAGGTTGAACTGCCGAGGCTTATCGTCAGGCGGCGCTTCACTTGAGCGCGACAGTCACCTCGTCGAACGGCATATCGACATCGCAGCCGACGATCACGCGACCATCCGCCTTAAGGGCGTCGACCAAGTCCCAGTTGCGGCGAACGCGGCGTCCGTCGTAGGTGAGCCCTACAAGAGCGCCGAGACGAACCGCGCCGATAGGCTGACCCCAGCGAGTGATCTCGTGGTTGTTCTTGCGGTTCAGTTCAGCGATTACTGCGTCGGTCGTGTGGATCAGGGAGATCATGGTCGTCGTTTTTTTGGTTGGGTTGCTCTGTCGATGTGCAGAGGAGAACCGAAGCGCTGGGGTTCGTCAAGCGAGATTCTGAAAAAAAATTGGGGCGGGTTTTTAGGCCCGCCCCGAGGGACTTACCAGTTGCCGCGATAGGCTCGGCGGCTGTCTCCGCGCATCTGCTGGTGATCGTCGTAGGCCATCGCCAGCGTCTGCTTCTGGAGGTTCTCGCCGAGCTTGCCTTTGGTCAGGTAGAAGCTCGGGCGGTAGTTGCCTTCAGCGGTGAGCAGCGCGGAGAAGGAGTGGAACATCGTCAGCTTGCGGGTGATGTTGTCGAGGTGGTTGGCGTTGGTGTTCATCGTCGTTGTTTTGGTTGGTTGTCGTTGTTGACGAGACAGAGGAAAACCCAACCGCTCCGGTTTATCAAGCACTTTTTTCAACTATTTTTCGGACAGTCCGAATTACTCGGCGTCCCTCTGCTCGGCGAGCGCCTCGGCTTGGAAGTTCGCGATGTTCCCCGCGACGACCTCACGGATCTCCTCGAGGATCGCGCCGCCTTCGACGTTCGCCTCCGCGGCTGACTTCCCGGCGACCCGCGGACCGAGTTCGACCTCGAGCTTGAGGCGTAGCAGCAGGTCGAGCTTTTGCGCCAGCACGCCGAGCATTTCCTCGACGACTTCGCGGTCGATCACGTCGCCGGACTCGCGCCGGTTCTTCGCTCGCGCAAGCTCGATCTGCTCGCGCATGAGTTCGGCCTTGAGCTCCGAGAGCGTCGAGTCCTTCAGCCGCCCGAGCCCGTTCCTGTCGGCCCACTCCTTCACCGCCTCCGGCATCGCACCATGCGGAAATCCGTCCCGCTTGCGCCAGTTGCGCAGCGTGCGGACGTCAATTTGAAGCTCGGCCGCGAGCGCGATCAGTTGGGGTTCAGGCTTCGGCATGGCTTTGTGCCGGGTGTCGCACTCAAATCGTTTTTTCTGCGTTCACAAGTCGTTGCCCTGCGGAACTTTTCGAAACAAGTCAGATGGAAGAACTGGGTTTAGGTCTTGCAACC